GTCGGCCCACGACTAGCGAAAGGAACTAGGTTTCCGAATGAAATTGGAACCTATTTTGACATAAAAGCAGATGCTGAAACTGCCGCCAAAAGCTGGCATGATTGGTATTATGGTCAGCCTTATTTAAGTAAGAAAAGGAAGAACAAGTATCTTGCATGATTTAGTAACACGAATTAAAATGTTACAATGGAAATAACGCATTACATGTTTGCAGGGGTTGGAGTAGCTATCTCAGTCTTAGCATTCTTCCTAAAGAAAAATAAGCTAGAAATTGATATTTTGAAGGAAAATATACGAAAATTAGAAATTTCGGACGCTCGCAGTAGCGAGCGTATAAGAACACTTCTAAAGGTCGTGGAGGATAGGAGAAAGGATATACAGAATCTTTATGAAAAAGCGCAAAAGTAGTCCAAAAAGTAAGACCAAGAAAGATGCCTGTTACAAGAAGGTAAAGGCATCCTACAAGGTGTTTCCTAGTGCTTATGCATCTGGTGCCATTGCAAAGTGCAGAAAGAAAGGTGCTAAGAAGAAGTAATGGCGGTACGCAAGACAGCTAAGGGTGCCGCTCTTAAGCGTTGGTTTAAGGAGAAATGGAAAGACCAGGACGGCGATGAATGCGGTAAGAAAAAAGGAAAAGTAAAGAAATGTCGCCCGACCAAAAAAGTTACAAAGAAAACACCAAAGACTTGGAAACAAGTAGGGAAAAATAAGAAAAAATTAGTAGCCCAAAAACGACGAGTCGGGATGGGTAAAAGAACAAAGAAAGCATAACATGAATAAAAAATCAGGCGGATGTAAAAAATCATTTAAAGCAGGTATGAGTATAGGAAAAAATATGAAAAAGAAAAAACCAACTTCTAAGGTCAAGAGTTACTCGATGTCGAAATCTAAGGTCAAAAGTTACTCGATGTCAAAGTCACCCGTTAAGGGACATAAGTGCAACTGTACATCACCCGTTAAATGCAAAAAGGCAGGCAAGTGCCTGAAAAAAAGTCATGGCAAAACCAGCAAAAGGTAAGAAGTTTGTAAAGGTAGTTACCGATAAGAAGACCGGGCGTAAGCGTAAGGTATCTTATGGACAAGCAGGCAAAGCCAAGAACGGAAAAGCCAGAATACAAGCGGGCACCAAGAAGGGTGATGCTTACTGCGCAAGAAGTGCGGGCATCAAGAAATGCAAGAAACCACCCTGCGCTAATGCTCTTTCCCGCAAGAAGTGGAAGTGCCGTGGTAAGAAGTCGATGAAATGAACACTCTTATAAACAAAGTCGTTCAATGGCATAAAGATCGTAACCTTATATCTGGGTCCGATGACAAGTCTCAGGTCATGAAATTACTTCAAGAACTAGGTGAGTTATCCGACTCCGTATGCAAGGGTGAAGACATTATGGATGATATTGGCGATATGCTCGTAGTAATGATTAACATCTGCGAGCGTAATGGCGTGGAAATGGAAGACTGCCTTGGTGTAGCATATGATGACATAAAGGATCGCAAAGGTGTTATGATGGATGGAGTTTTTATAAAAGATGAGTGAAGAAGGTGCAGTAGGGGAGAACTCAGTTGTGAAGGCGAATTTAGCCTTCATGATTAAAGTAATTACAGGCGTTTGCTTTGTTTGTTACTCCTACGTGACCATCAAAAATAGCATATCACAATTAGAAAATGATAATGCTAGAATAAAGCATGAGGTCGAAATGAACTCGGAATTTAGGATAAAATGGCCTCGCGGTGAAATTGGTGCGTTACCCGCGGATGCCACACAGGATATGAAAATACAGCACCTCGAAAGTAGGGTAGATAAACTAGATGAACATGTGGATAAATTAAGGCATGGATCTTCAAAAGTAGGACAATAATTATGTTTGGTAATGGAATGATGAGTGCTGTTAGTCAGCTTTTTAATAACCCGAGGTTCAGAAATCGACTAGCTCCTGCAGCTCCTAGTGTGAATTTTACTGATCCAGCAACAGCAACAACTCCCGTCGCAGCACCAGCTCCAAAAACATACGCACCCCCTGGAGTAAATCCCGTGCATACGTACATGGGAAGTGAGGATCAAATGTTTGATGACTATGTACGTAGAAACTCAGACCTTATGGCGCTTGCTGAATCCGGGCAAGGGTTTGGTAACGCTACAACTATGTCGGAGATGGGCAGGCAGCATTATAATCTGCACGGGAAAGGTGAAGGTCGTGATATAAAGAAAGTGGGTAGTTACTATGACAAAACAGGAAACGAAGTTCAACCGCTTGAATCTAGTGGGTTACAGGAAATCCTAAATACTCAATACAAGGATCCCGAGATTCCTAAAATGGGATTAGGTGCATTATTCCCAGAGCTTGCAGAGGGATCAAACCCAACCGCCATGAGGAATGCAAGTTTACGCCCGCAATCAGCTATGCGATACCAGGGTAAACCAACATACGAAAACGACTTTATTCAGTATGTGAAAAATAATGAAGAGGCCCTTAATGACTTTAAGGTAAACATGAACTTAAGGAATGGTTTAGCTGGTTCCAATAACTCTGATCTTGTAGGAGCAGCCATGGAGAATTTCGGTCAAACCTACTACCAAGAAAAAGGGGAGGGTGCGAAATTGCCTCAAAAAATGAACCTGCCCGAACAAGAGCGTAGGCAACTAGATCAAGGTGCATACATGGAAAATATGCGTAGGCTCTATCAACAACCCGCACAACCACGAGGTGCGCCTACTAGACGCTCTGCACTTGATTCCCTACTAGGTAGGTGAAGTGCGACTGGATGGAGGCTCGCCGGTATCTACTGACGAGCCTCACAAACCCAGACAATATCCACCTAGTCGACCTAGACGAGTTTGATGGATATGGAGAGTGCTCATGTGAGCACTTTCAGTTTAGGCTTTATCCACGACTTCGACTGGGGCAGCGTCCATTTTCTGCACCTTGTCGTCACCTTCGTCAGGCACGGAAGGTTGAGAAGCTTTCGCACCAGCAGTTATCCGGTTGTACACCTCAATCTTAGCGATCTCATAGTGCCCAACTAGCTCACCAAGCGACATTTCTCGCTCCTGTGCTAATTGAATACCTGTTGAGATTAAAACCTCAGCAATAGGAACGTTTTTCATTTCGTCTTTCGACAGTTCTTTTTTTTCTTCACTCATCTGTTTAGTGTGTTGTCTAGTATTATAACTCCAGCGATTAAGAATATCGCATATAAAAATAGTTCAATCATTGTCATCTTCTGCCTTCTCCTCGTGTGCAAATTTAAGCCAAAACACAAAGAGGTATCTATCGCCCGATTTTAAGGGCAAACCCCTGTGTAAATTGGAAAATGTGGGAAATATTAAGGCGTGACCATTAGGAAGAGGGTCAACTTCCCCCTTTCTCCAAAATTCAGTGCCTCCACCGTCATAATCACCCGTATTAAGGGGCACAACCATCGTAATGTCAGCACCGCCGTCATGATGCCATGATGTCTGCGTAATCTCCTTTGGGTTGTAATTTGCTAGCTGAATCACCCCTGTATTCACTTTTCGACTGAAAATGGAGTCAAAAATGACATTTATCTTACCATATATCAGTTGAAACATAGTTCGATACCACCCGGGGGAATTTTTAGAGAATACAAACTCTTCAATTTGCACATCCTTGTCTTCACCTTCGTTCACTTTGAACCCATTTGTAGCTTTTATATTCTCTATTTCATCAAGCATTACCTTGCAAAAAGTGTCGGAGAATAAAGGTATAGAGAATACCTCAGGTAGGTGCTCGGTTACATGTTCAAGTATAGGAAACTCACTAGGAGTTGCTGAATTGCGGTAGTCTAATTCTTTGTAGAACTTCTTTAGCACAGGTTTCGTGTCCTCAATTGCCTTACTGGTTTCCTCAATAAGCATCCACTCAGCAGGAACGAGAAGTAAATGATTCTTCATCAAATACGGACTATCTTCTTTATCTAAAAAATCTAAGTTCATAAGAGCTCTTTATCCTGCGTTGCATCAATTCCGTCCTCAAGGGCACACAAGTAAAACCACAAATCTATAACTTCTTCCTTTGCTGATCCCACTCGATCCCTCATTGTCATCATGCACATACCCTTGGTTCCGTCTGGGTTATGTTCTTTAATTCCAGCAAGAAATTTACTCTTTGCATCTTTCTTAAATTCCTCGATACTTCGGGTCATTAAGTTTTTATCAAGTATTTGTGTACCCTTCATCTGTTGTTGCATATAGGGCACGGTCCATGCCCTGGTTTTGGGCAACATTCTTTAACGCAAATATGGGCACATGCACCCAAGAGTAATACAATCATTAAAAGTAATACTTTCATATTAAATATCCTTTCTCCCTAGCCCACTTGGGTTCTTTATGAATCTTATCATGGCATGGTCGACAGGTAGATAACCAGGTATCGATATCAAGGTAGTGTTTCCCCCGCCCCGCGCGATGATGCACATCTGTTGACTGTGCCTTCATACACACTTCGCAAATAGGAAGCTTTGTTAAAAACTCTGTCCTCAAGATGCTGTACTCTTTCATTTCCTTTGATCGCTTTTTGCTCACGCGACGAAGTGGAGTCTTTCTTTTTAATGAACTCTTTTTCATTATTCATCCGAATGATCGTTTTCAGATCCCACATATAGCCAACTGCACAAAGTTAAAAGAATTACTACGAATATTATTGTCCCCATCAACGACACACATTTTTATGTGTTACATGAATTACAATGTCAACCCCGATATAGAAATGGAGACCGATGCTTGCCTTGCTTTAGCGCAGTTTTACGATTCACCGCCTCCATCCCACCGCGATGGTATACCCGAGATATGCGACCCCACACCAGAAGAACACGCCAACAACGGCGTGCCCCCCCGGGTAGAGAATAAGTAAATCTAACAACTGCTCGAGCAAGATTAAATATCCAGTTGAGGTTTATCATTTGATTTTTCCTCAATTCTATCAATTAAGTCGAAGTCTTCTACTCGGAACCTGTAGGTTCTGATTTTTACTCCATCCTTATTCTCATAGGAATCTTCCACCATCGAACCGCGCACATGAGCAGACTTACCTTTTTTAAGGTACTGCATCATGATGTTGTTCTTGTACTCATTCCAGCACTCAAAGTTTGCAAATGATGCAATCTTCTCTTCTTTCCTTTTTTCGTTCCAAGCACCTCTGAATTTACACAGGTTGCCTTTCCCAACAGTGATGACCTCAGGGTCATCAACTAGCGTTATTAATCCGTAGAATAGCATTTTTCCGTTCATATTTTTTATTTAGTTTAGGGTTAAATATTTAGATAAGCTTGAGGGTGTACATTTGGCCCTCGGTACTTCGTGCATCTTCTCACTTTTTTCCCGGTTACTGGGCACTTTTCTGAGTCTAATTCCATAAGAAACCCGCGATTTATAAGTTCTGTGATTCTTGGTCTCACAGAGTTCATGTCGGGTAAGTCAAGAATATCCTTAACTTGCCTGTCTCTAAGTGCTCCATCGGTTGATGAAAACGCTTTCCATATTTGTTTATGCCTACCTTTAAGGGATTCTTTTAAGTCCTCCCATGATGTTCTACTGTTCTTGTGTATCATTTGTATCCTCCTTTATTTTTAATCTTGATCCGGGTAACGATGGGCTCGTGATATTTTTGCCCCTTTCCGCTAAATATCTAATTTGAGCACGCTTGCGTCTCCCACGGAGTCCTCCAAACGCACCACCTTGCTTTGCTTTACTTTTACTGCTCATATTCTTGGTTTCTCATTTTCGTATTGATAAAATTTTTCATCGTGAAGTCTTGGTGCCACTCTCGGCTCTTCCTCCCAGAATGTTTGGGCACTTCCATTGAACTTGATCTTATCCCTTGAGTGCCCACACCCACCAAACCTGTTCTTGGCTACAATTAGCTTCGTATCCTCTTTATCCCCTTGCACATAATCTCGGTGCATAAGGATGACTACATCTGCGTCTTGTTCGATCTGCCCTGAATCACGAAGGTCATGAAGTTGTGGCTCCACTCCTTTTTTAACAGAATCTCGATTTAATTGAGCGATTAAGAAAACAGGTAGGTCTAATTCCTTAGCCAATAATTTTGCTTGTCGGCTAATCTCTGCCACCTGTTGCTCTCGATTTACTTTTGGATCCTCTGGTTTAACCAATGTGCAGTAGTCAATTACGATGCAGTCTAATCCGACCTTTCGGTGCATTACTTTTGAACTTGCACGAATATCAGAGATCGTAGCATTTCCATTATCATCAATATAGATTGGAAGATCACTACATGCCTCAATATGGGTCATTAGCTCTTTGGCATTCCTTTCATTTATGACCTTATCATCACCCTTGTAGGAAAGTCCTTTCCCTGCTCTGATTAATCCTAGCTTTTCCCATAGGTATTCACCTTTCATTTCCAATGAGAAGAATAATGTTTTCTTCCCCCTTAATGCCTCGTGATAGATAGTGTTTACTACGAGTGTTGTCTTTCCAACACCCGGACGGGCTGCCACAACGATCATGTGTCCATTCTTGAAGCCACCATCCAATCCACGCTCAAGCCATGGTAGATGTGGCTTTATCCGAGCGGGACCCTGTGTAATCGCCATCTTAATTATATCAATGGTCGAATGGGTAAGCTTCTTTGAATCTTTGAGTGTATCCCCTTTTGGAATTATTATTTCCTGTAATTGGGATTCGGTCGCTGTGGCTAAATGCAAGGGTTCATCTCCGCTTATCGCAATAGCATCCTCCACCTTCATTCTAAGCTCTTTTGATATTCTTGCTAAGTCTCGGTATTGCTTTGCTTTAACAAGGTTATTTATCGCCTTTTCTCCTTTAGCAAGAGAGGCAATATCGTGAGCACCGAGGACTTCAGTTATAAACCAAGGGTTTTCCGAAAGAAATGCTTTCGGTAAATTATCAAGTGCTCCATCAAATCCGAAAGAGCCAGCCTTTTCCGCTACCACCAATGCTTGCCAATACTGCTTGCATTTCTCGTTTTGAAAGTGATCGTGAGTAATCCCCGATTCAATCGCATTAGCAAAGATTTTGTACTGCGTATCGTCATCGTCTTGTGTGCAGGAGATTAATCCTCTCTCTGCGTCGTAATCTGAAATTTCTTCAGAAGTCATAATTTCCTGTTGGTTCATTTTTTGTTTCCTCCTCCGTTGTGTTTTCCCATCCGTGACCTGCGATCCATGAGTTCGGATGGCTTGGGATGCTATTTCCCTTTTTCGATTCCATGACATAATGGTTGAAGCTTTCTGCCATTTCTTGTGCTGACATTTTTGATTCCAATATCGCAGACCAATTATTTTTTATTTCCTTCGATACTCGTTCGGGGAATTTCTTATAATTAATAATTCCAATGAATGTCTTGAAAAAATACCTACATTCGTCTTTGGACTCTTTAGATTTATCTAAAGATAAATCATTAGTATCTCCCGTGTGTGCGCGAGGCAGGTGTCCCTGTGGGGACACTTCGGTGTTTTCGCTAGTATCAGTTGTTTCGACTGAAAGTGTCCCTGCGGGGACACCGTGGGGACACTTGAGAAAAGATGAAATCTTATCTGCGAGCATCGCACGAAGCACTTGAGCGGGAAGCATATCAACTTGATCGCAGTACCATTCTAGGTAATTTTTTGCGTTTCCTTTGATCCGTATTGAGACTTTTAATTCTTCAGTCATCTTGCTACCTCCACCCACGTTTCTTCTTTAGAGTACGAGGAGACTTTCTCTTGACCGACCTCGAGCGAGATGGCTTGTGGGTCGTCTTCTGGAATAATTTCCGCAAGCCTGAGCGAATCAACGAGATGCTTGACGCCCCCAACGAGGTTGTCCGCGTCGCAGAGTCTGACTCGTCGGCTAACAATGCGGACTCGATGGCGAGGAGCACCTCCCGATTCATATCCGCTTTTTCCTTTATACGTTCCCACTGATTCCACCGCAGGAGTGTGTTCAGAGAAGGGGTTCTCTTCTTCACTACTAATGTTATTTTCTCTCCCTGTTCCATTATCCATGATCTTTAATGATTGCGGGTGACTTAGGCTTAGTCTTAGCAATATCCACTAATCGTTTCTTGAGATCCTTTCGAGCCTCAGCCTTTGACATTCCTCGCTTATCTGCCCAAATCTTAACCATGGGTTGCTCGGAGTACCTACAGGCTTTTAGGAAGTCATTCCATACGAGTACATTCGTACTCATTAGGACTTCTGCCACCTCGTACGCTTCATAGGCAGTTATATTACCCGAAGGTCGAAGTTTGAATCCCGGAACTGAATCTGGGTTCTCTTCAAGCTTCTCCTTAACTACTGCTTTTACCTGTTTAATAAACTGATCCATTATAGGAACTAAACTCATTGCCTCAGCTATATGCTCAGGCTTATCCAACCACTTTTCTTCTGACATTATTTATTTACTTTCTGTATACACGAATTAATGTGTTTCCTTGCCTCCGCACAGACGTACAGAGCGGAACACCATTTACATTGTTTTGCACCAGGAATTTGTTTGGGGTCATCCGCATATGCCTTCTTGACCACCTCTTCAAACCACTTGGCTTTTTCTTCTAGGAATTTTCGGGTGTATTTAACCGTTGTATATGTGGGGTCGTTAAACGGCTCTATAAGTGCCGCATAAACATTCTCTACATCGGTATGATTCTTAATCACTAACACCGCTTGGGCGAGCAACTGAACATTATCAGGAGCAGGGGTATGGGAGCCGTGGAGGGTTTTGTAATCAGCAATGAATACGTCTACCCCAAGACGATCCATGTAATCCAATTGACCACTCCACGACTCGTCATACCAGTATCTTGCTTCACGAGTAACCACACACCGATCTACTTCGACACCAAATACTTTTTCCCGACATGTTTCCAAGGCGAGCCGACTTCTGTAAGCACATTTTCTACGCTCATCATCTTCTATGTCATCAAGGGGAATTTGCTTCTCCTCGATTTCATGACGAATTGTTCCCTCATCTGCAGAATCCTTATCGCCCTTCCAAGAAAATTTATAATTAGCTTGAAAGTACGCAGGGCACAGGGAGGACGCTTCCAACTTTGATGCAGAAAGCTTTGCGTTTACTTCTTCGGATCGCTCGGTGCTACTCATGCCGCTTCCTTGAAATCTTGTTTCCCGTTGTTTTCGGATTTACCCACTAAGGTTTCAATCGCTTTTAGTAAGGTAGGGTCTGACTCCTTTAATACCTCATAGGCAGTATTTAATACTCCTTTAAGATACTCAGGATCTTTATCCATTATCTCGCCCAAGGTTTTTCCTGTATGCTTCTTTTTGCCCGGCCAAATCATCAGCTTACTTGCATCGGATGCATCTACTTTCTTAGGTAGTGGGTTATTGGTAGATTGACGAATCTTTCCTTCTTTAATTGGATCAGCGGGCTGATCTCTTGCCATAGGGTCGTCTTTTGACCACATTTGCCAAGCGTACCCAAATAAAGCGGCAGCAGATTTACATGCACCTCTAACAAAAGAGTCTGCGACATCTCGAGCACTTATCTTATCACCGATAACTGATTGCATTCGGTGATCCATAATAGCATGAGGAATCGAGGCAGTTTTCGTTCCATCTTCATGGCGAAAGCGAATCATTAAATACCCACTTCCATCGGGTGCAGGGTGAATTTCTTCTCCGTGGATATTCTCCACAAGTTCGGGCATCCATCCTTGAGCATGCTCTCTAATATCAGCAAGTGTTCTTGCCCAATTAATATAGTCGGCAGTAAATTTTCCTGTTCCTTTTTGGCTGATATTCTTTGGGTCAGCTATCCCGCTTAAGTTTGGTATATTCATTATTGGTCATTATTGGTGTAGTGGTGAATTGATTTTAGGTAATTTAGAGTCACGATTTACTCTTAAGACTTGAGTTTTCTTTCCGAGTAACCAGTTATTCCAAGTCTGAATTGCTCCCTTAACGAGGAAGAGATTAGTTAATCTCATTCGTCCTACAGAATTTGGTCCTTGGTCACGCATCTTGATGATGGCATTTCTAAGATGAAGAATAGGGCAGTCAGGTGTAAGATTTACACCAAGGTGCAATGAATCCATAAATGAATCCGCATATTCTAGTGCACCTTCACAGGTCATGGAGAAAACATAGTGAAGTCCTGAAATACATGCCTTTTTGGATCGGAATTTCCTGTCGTACTGCTTAGCTTTACGGCAAGAATCAATAAGTTGATCCCCGTAACCTTTAACTGAATCTACTATATCTTGATTCAGTATTCTTGAGGAAGATATTCCGCCACAAGACCCATCACCCATTTCGCCCGAGTAAATCTTTTGAACAATGGCAGTAGAAGCCGCCAAGTGGGTAGTATTCTTGTATCCTTCAATACCTAGAATATCTGCTCCCGTTCTTTTCTTTCCGTTATCAAGCGTACTAAACGCTCGATTATCATCCACAAACACGATCAATGTAATGAATGGTGTGTCAGATTTGACACATGCATGTAAGCGGTGTTGCCCATCAATAAGCTTACCGCCACACATTTTAATTCCCTCTCCATTAAGAACCCACTTTCCTTCACGCATCATCTGCGTGTAGCTCCGTACTGTTCTTTCTGATACAGGGCGATTTGTTGTATTTACCTCCAAGAGACTACGAGCCTTCTCGGGAGTAATAGTTTCTACTTCTGCTTTCATTTTTTTACACCTCCAGTGTTATTTTGTTAATTTACTTTAAACTCGGGTATTTCTGCAGGCTCTCGGTCAGCTATCGCTAAGACCTCTTCGCGCATATACCTTGGGGTTTTAATTCCCGGCAGGAATACCGGCAGTATTACTTTATGAAGGGCAAGAAAATCGAGATACTTGTACCCTGCAGTATTGCCGAATCCTAGCATTCTCGCCGCCTCCCCCTTCTTGATCATTGTTTGTTCATCCACACTTTTTCTTGTCATGGAGAGGGTTGTACATGCACATTGTGATAAAGAAAAGAAAAATCTTTTATTTTCGTAAAATAAATGCAAAATGTTAAATATCTATTATTTTATATTATAAATACTTGACATTCTTATCACTTTGTAACATTCCTTAATTTATCGTGCCTGAACTTGCCCCATCGACACAAAATAAATAGACCATGAAAAAAGCATCAAAAAAAGAGTACATAGCGATTAACACTCGCATTCCGCTGGAAATCTACCAGCAAATGCAAGAATCCCTTCTTGTAACTAAAAAAACCGTAGGAGCTTATGTAGCTGACTCGGTAGAGCAATATACACAACTAATAACAAACACTGGCAATAAGGTGCCTGAAACTAACGCCATGCAAATTGACAAGTTCGCATGGCAGTTAAGCAGAAAATAAATAAAATATATGACTTCTCCCCTATTAAATAAAATAACTGTCTTCAAGGAGTCCGAAGAATGGAACACCCATTTTGACGGCGAGATAACTAAGGTTCGAGTGAATGGAGAGGAAATAATGCAAACACATGACATTGCCAAGAAAACTGAAAAGCTTTCTCGGCAAATAAGGTTCATTGGAATCCTCGCAAGTATGATTGCCGTAGCAGTACTCGTATTGGTTTCACTGATCTACCAGTACAAGGCTAATTATGACGCTGATTTGACTAATGTTCGCCACTCTCGGCTACACCTCAAGAATAGACTATACGAATTGACCGGAAACATATGGGTCGTGGATCAGTGGATTGTAGACCCAAAGTGGCAACACATTGGCAACGAGACCCCGAGTCCTAGTAAAATAGACGATTAAAACTTGGCTACGGACCAGGAGGTTGGGGGTTCGACTCCCTCCGGGTGTGCCATTCATAACTAGCGGGAATCCCGCTTAAATAGAGACCTTCCTTCGGGAGGGTCTTTTTTTTTGTAGACTTATATTTTACCACTCTATACCTAAATATACCACGATATGAGTGTTTTATGGGCAACAGAATGGGCAACAAGGGCAACAAATGGCAAAACCAACTAAAGTAAATGTTAGAGGTAAGGATCGATGGGTTATAAATATCCGTAAGTCGGGTAAGCGATACAGAAAGTTTTTCGACAGTTATGCCGAGGCGAAGATGTTTGATGAGCATGAATGGATAGCAGGCAAGTCCAGAAAAGAACCCGCGGGTGACAAAACAATTCTATCGGTTGCATTCCATGAATACATATTAGATTACGGAAAAAGGAATGATAACGACCACAAGCCAAGACAGAAAGGAAAGGCAACCACCGAGGATCGGGTTATGAAGTTCTTGCGATGGTTCGGGGAGGATCGATTGGTTAGTGAAGTGACAACAGGGGATTACATGAAATACGTGAACTCCGGGAAATGGTCGCACAAAACAAAGCTTGGGTATGGTGGTGCAGTTAAGATTTTTATGGCATGGTGCGGATCCAAGGATTACGGGCAAAACAAAGAGGATTGGTATTCCACGGTAAATAAGGGTCTGAAGATAGAAACCACAAAGAAGCAGTTTGCTAAATTACCAGGCATTTGCTCGGTAGAGGAGACTAGGGGAATACTTGGTGCTATTCACAAAAAGTACCGACCGGCATTGGCGGTTATGTTTTTCACGGGTATCCGTGCTGAGATCGAAATGGAAATGCTCAGATATTCCGATATTCAATGGGGTAAGCGTATAGGCTTAATGGCAGAACGCACTAAGACCGGAAGGGAGCGATGGATTATTCCTCCCGAGAACTTATGGGAGTGGATACCAAAGGATGGCAAGGGCATGGTTAATCCCGTTACATATAATGCACTTAGTCAAGCGAGAGCTTTAGCGGCGGGACGTGCATTTGGGTACAAGCATGGAACAAGTTATCGTGAAGGTTTTACCTATCCTGCAAATGGTGCAAGGCATTCATTTGGAAGCTACGGGTATTGGAAAGATTTTGAGTGGGCTCTCGATACGATGGGGCATATGAGCAGTGAGGTATTCCTTTCTAATTATAAAAATAACAGAGTGGGCAAGGAAGAGTCTGATGAGTTCTTTAGTATTATTCCTACATAAATCCTACATAAAATTGATAACACACTTTTTCGTGTTGCATATTTTAGTATTAGTTTTTACTTCTTAAAACATGGAGGATGATAAAAAAGTAAATAAGGTTAGGGCTGAAGCATTTGATGCATACGAACGAGTGCGTCCAGTCCTGGGTGAATATTTTGATTCTTGGGTTTTAACTGGTCACCGTGCGGGATGTAAAACGAAAGTTGTTCTGGCGAATATTGATTCATGCTCGCCAGACATGAACCACCAGTTAAAAAATGCACAAAAATGGAAAAAGGTCCCCGTGGCAGATACTAACTAAGTATCCACCGGTATTTGTAAGATTATACGCAAAAGAGCGTAACGGTAACAGGATTCACTGTGCCCTGAGCGATCAAGAGGTTGCTATCCGTGGGGGCATACAACTTGAATCAGTTCGTCGTATATCTAAACTAACAAGTTGGGATAATGTAACCGTTGGTGAGGCTAAGCAATTCTGTAAGGGTTGTAACTTTGATCCGTTTGATTACTTAGATCGCAACCGAGTTGCAGCTTATACGAGAAAGGGAACTTATGCCTTCCTTCGTAGGAGTAGTCATTGGGAGACTACATTTGTTCCACTCATATCAATACTGCAAAATGCCCAGAACTCATAAAATAAAAACCGATGTGCTAGCCGCGGCAATGAAAGAGCTAGATGGAGATTACGGGAAAGTAGGTGAACACTTCGGTGTCCCCGCAAAGCAAATCAGGGAGCGCGTCTACCATGATCCCCAGCTTTATTCTATCTGGGTAAAGAATGGCACTAAGGATATAAAACCCGATTCTATTGAGTTAATGGAGCGACAGAACGAATTTGATGACCCTGAGGGGAGTAGATTAATTGGTGCTATTGATAAAAACAGTAAGTTTATATTTAATAATGAGCTAGAGAATATTTTATCTAATCCAAATAATGTAGAGAAGTTAAAGATATTTGAGGACTTCGATGATTCTGTTGGGTTGCTAATGGCAGAAGCGTTAAGAGTTACGCAGAAGGTAAACATTAGGCAGAATATGTCTCTTTTTGAAGTTACGGAAGCACTTAAAGATGCACTTGACGATCCGGAGATGGATGCTGAGGAGAGAATACTGCAAACTAGATTATTTCTCCAAGCAACTGAACAGCAGGGTAAGTTTTATGACAGACTTTTGAAAGGGTTAGAGTTTCAGCTTAAATTGGCAGGAGAAAAAGAAAAGCAGGGCACAAAGAAAAAGCCAGGGTTTCGACCTCTTAAAGAATTAAAGGATGCCAAAGAAGAAAACAAAGATTGACCACAAAATACTGATTGAGAAGTTTGCACCTGAGGCAAGCTCTCCTGAAGTAGAGGGTGAGTCTGAGCCTTGGTTGCCATCGTTAACCAAAACCCAGAGACTGATCTTTGATGATCCATCTAATTACATACTTGCATATGGGGAAAGGGGTTCCGGGAAAACCTATTCACTTGGTGGGCATAAGTTGGTGCGTCATTGCTATGAAAACTTTAATGCTCTAGCTTTAATAATTGTCGGTGTGCGATCTCAGGCAACAATGGGTGGGGTATGGCACAAGTTGCAAGTGGAGATACTTCCCGAGTGGGTGGACGGTATTAACCTGGTGCATACAGATGAGAAGCAAGACACTCAAAAGAACTTGTTTATAGATATAACGAATCGGTTTGGTGGATCCTCTAGAGTGTGCCTAATATCAGTTCCTTATGGGTCTTTCATTAAAGATAGAATTAAGGGTTTTGAACCGTCTTTGATATTTGTGGATGAGCTTACAAACTTAGATACAGATGATTACTTCAATGCAGTAGTTCAGCAGTTAGGTCGCAGGCAGGGCATTCATGGCCCACAGCAATATTTAGCAGCCTGCAATCCAGATGGTCCGAGCCATTGGGTATATAAGAGATTCTTTGAAGATCCATACAATAAAGATGGAGTATGGAATACAGATTACGCAGTTTATCATGTAAAGATAGAGGATAATATAGATAACCTACCTGCGGGATACTACGACAGAATCCAAGAGGCAGTTAAGTCCGACCCAATTGAGGAAGCACGAATGGTGCGGGGTGAATGGATTGATCGACCGGCGGGTAATGCAATATTTGGCCCATACTTTAATAAGTCACTACATGTGAGGGGGGATGCGAAAACAGGCATTCTCCCAAATGTAAATTACCCGATAATAGTCGGATGGGATCCCGGTTCTGTAAATAATGCCTGTATCTTCATGCAAGCTTTACCAGGTGCCGACAGAACAATATGGACGGTGTTTGATGAGTTGGTTACCATAAATAAGAAGCTTCCATATACTACCTTAGTTCCATTACTCATGAGAAAAATGGCATACTGGAATAGAAAGTGCGACCATGACTTTACATTTAACCATGTATCAGATAACTCCGCATTCAATCAATTTAGGGCAAAGACAGGATCCTATGATGTTAAAGATATAGAAGAGATTTCGAGATCGAAGGCAGAAACATTCAAGTTGCGACCTATAAAGATGCGAGCCGCCCCGAAGTTCAATGGATCCGTAGAGTCACGGGTTCGCTTGACAATCGCAAAACTGCAGAGCGAGCAGTTCCTTGTATCTGCTCAATGTACTTCAATATGTAAGATGTTTCAGAATCTAATATCTGAAAAACAAGGTAAAACATACGATCCAAATATATCATATAAACCGAAGAGAAGCGTTTATGTACACCCCTTTGATGCAATGTCGTATGTGTTTCTTCATTACGACTCAATGAGCCTTGGTCCAACTCCTGAGGTTAAAACTGAAATCATGGATATTGGTGCTTGATTTTTGTAACACTAAAACATAAGTTTCAAATATGCATATGGAATCACTAGCAAATTTTGACCTGGAAATGTATCCAGATATTCTAACAATGCTTGATGGCATTCAAGTCGGAGACGAGGTTAGATTGTCTGCGGCTTTTACTGTCAAGGAATTGTCCGATAAAAAATTCTCTGCATCATTTAATGACAATGATTCAGATATAACTATTTCAAAAACTGGCGGTGACGATGAAGAAAGCGAGAGTAGCTCCGAGGAAGAGGGAGATACAGAGGAAGGCTCCGGGGGACTCTAAGTTTGCTACATCCGCTTCTGTATTAATGGATGCTCATTATGAGCGTCTAGGAATAAGAAAAAGATGGGACAAACAGAGAGTAGATAGATTATGTGGTTTCCTAAGAATGAACTACGGAGAACTTTCAAGTTTATTGCATACGCCTCACGATTCATTCTGCAAAACCTTGACATCAATAAAGCCATTCTCCGGATCGCTCTCACTGCTCCTTACGGTAATCGAGCACAGGTATTTACAGCATTACACAAAGGATACGATCCCCAACCCGTTTAACTTCACAGAAGATGGTAAATAAAGATATACTAAAAAAGTTTGGATGCACGCAGGAGCGCTTGCGTGATATATTTACTTCAACTGAAGGCGCAGACTTTGAGACAAGAACCAGGTTTCAAGATTTAGTCCAATCAAGAATAATAGAAGGTATTCGCTCCTGTGCTGAACATTCCAAGCTTTATATGAGTGTTGATATGGCGTGGGATTCGCTCCCCATTAATAAGTCAACAATTCCGTTATTACAGTATGCACAAGGAAAGATATCTTTAGAGCAAACTCACGGTAAGCTTGATGACCTTGGTATGGCGGATAAGTTCTGCGAGTATGATGATGAAGGTCAATTAAAGAGCATAAATGCACTTAGGTTATATGAAGTTTCAGTTAATATAATTAGGTCCTATGTTACCCGTCGTGTTGCGGCACAGGCTAGTAGATTCAGTAACCTATTCCCGTATTTCAAGTTTGAAGCAAGAAGTACTAACCTTGCTGACAAGCTTAGGGCTGATGTTTTATCCCAACGAGTAGAGATGATGACCGAGCAGTTTGGGTATCGCCATCAATTTGAGCAGACGATCCGCCAGATGTTTATGTATGGTCATAGCGTTGCCTTCCCTACTACTTCTTGGACTGAGGATATTCAATGGAGATATAATAAGGATTCATTAACCGGCGAACGAAATCTTGAATCTTATTGCGAGAAGGGTGGAGTTAAATTCACTACACCTCATCCATCGAGAGTACTGCGAGACACTTCTCGGCCATTGCATGATATTAATAACAACCAGGGACCCGAATGGATAGGGTATTGGGATATTGTTAGATACGGAGATATACACGGAAACCCTGAAACATGGAACTCCGATAAGATCAGCTTTACCAATAGTTTATCTTCCCTATATAGCACCTACGCAGATTTCTTCGGATATTACTTTAATGACGACATCTCCTTCCCGAAGGTCAATGATACATATGCGTTCAGAAATGAGCGTACCGCACAGGTTGGAATTTATGCTTCCGAGGAAGAAGATAAAGGAATGTTCGTTACTCAAATGTGCATGAAGGTAAATCCCAAGCGTGATGGTTTAGGTGAATACCCGCATGAGGTTTGGCTAAAATTAACTGTAGCAAGTGATGAGACAGTTGTTTATGCCGAGTACCTTCCATCTCTTCCTGCTATATATGGTGGTATAAATGAGAACGATGATCGCATGGCGAATATATCAGTAGCTCATGAGATCATGCCTTACCAAGACCAGTTGACTAACATACTTAGTTCAATGCTGGAGCAGATGAAGATGAGTATGTTTAAGATATTCGCTATCGACCAAGATGCCCTAGATGATGATGTAAAAGAATACATAAAGGATGCGCTAGCTGACGATAGTTTTTACTCAAAGCCAAAAGCACTATTCTACTCTGGTCAAAAAGCTGCCGATCTAGGTATAAATAATCACGACTTCATTAAAGTAGTCGATGTACAAAAAGAACTTTCTGCTGGTGTTAATCAGTCGATCCAAGCAATCCTCCAGTTGCTAAATCTCGTTGAGCGATTGCTGATCCTTTCTCCACAAGAGTTAGGACAGCCCGCTCCTCGAGAAATCAGTGCAACCGAAGTTGCTGAGATAAGTAACACTACAAATGCCATCTACTCATTTATCTCCGAGGGAATTGATGATATGAGGGCCGCCATGAAGAAGGTTTTATATGAGCATTTAGTTTCATGCTCCACTGATTCTTTCATTGTCCCAATCAAAGGTAGATACTCAGAGAATATTATCAGAGAAGCGGGGTTTGATGTTGAGACATCAGGAGGCGAAAGTATTTCATCTCGAAATGTAATTGGTAAACCCGATAGCCTTGTGTATGAATATTTATTTAGTGGTCGAGATGGCGCCGAAAGAGCAAGGGATACTCAATCTGCACAGGTGTTGGGTCAGTTGGTAATGCAGTTACTGCAAGTTCCAGATATGGCACAGGCACTCGGGAAAGAGCGCGTATTTACGATGTTTAACGAAATATTCCGTATGTCCGGAGCTCATGATCTTAAACTAGAAACAGATGAAGCCGACCAAGAGCAGGAGTTAAACAATGTCGGCAACGAACAATTTGTAACAAAACTTAAAGAGCAGTGGCCTCAGGTTATGCAGGTATTACAAGCCCTCTTGCAGAAAGCAGAAAAAGAGGAGGATATACAAGAAGGGGAGGTCGCACCAGGTGTTGAAGGAGAAGGACCTCCAATAGCGCCCGAGCAACAAGCAATGACGTCACCCGAGCAACAAGTACAATTATGAGTGAAGAAAATCAAGAAGCAGTAGAAGAGCAAGTGGCTGAACAGCCAATTAAGCAAGGGGCTGATAACCCTTTATTTAAAACATTATTTGATGTTGCTGAAGAAGCTGCACCGGTTCAAGAAGAACCCGAAGAGGATTTAGGTAGACCTATAAGTATTGCGGACGCAGTAGACGAGATAGATTTATCCAAGCAACCCCAAGAGGATTTAGGGGAAGAGGAAGTTGAGCCTGTTACGGAGCCAGAAAAGACAGAACCCAAAAAGAAAAAACTACGGAAGGTAGTAGACCCTGAAGTTCCCGAAGATGTTCTTAAGCAACCAACTTTCAACCTTAAGGAAGAACCCAAAGAGGATCCCGAGGAGATAGAGTTCGTCAACTCACTAATTCCGGAAGAGAGGTCGCTATACGAAAAAGTCAAGTATGCAGAGAAAAAGCTAGATGGGCATAAGGGTAAATCGACACAATTCAAATCCTACCTAAAGAAAAGTAAGGCATATCTCGATAAGAGAATTGATGAAGATGTACACTTTGATCCAAGTACGGACGAAGAATACGCATCTTTTATTAAAAAGAACAGACCATCATTTACGAGGCTTGATGAAGAAAAAGTCAATCGGGAGATGATCATTGATGAGGCGGAATCTAGAGCATCCAAGGCACATCAAAAGGAAATACAGGAATTAAAGAATAAGATTAATCATTTTGAATCTGCCCCTAAACTGAATGAGGCTAAGGCTAATTTCAGGAGAGTTGCCCAGCAGAGAGTAATACCGGAAGAGTATAGGCAAAAACTCGCAGAAGGTGGTGATGAGGCTATAAAGAAGTTATCTGATGAAAACCCATTTGAGTTTCAGATCCTCGAAGGCATGACTCAAAAAATGCTTACCCACGCGGATGCACTAACTGATATATTCCTTGATCCAGCTACTCAGTTGGATGTTGAAAATAACCAAGTGCATAAAGATTTAAATGATTGGCTTGAGATGGAGCAGAGCAATTTTGTTAAATCTGGGCAGACCGAGCAAGACGGTAAAGTTTTCATGCGAAGAGAGAGATACTTTCAGACTCCCGAGAATAAACGCAGTCAGTATTACACTTGGTCGGATAATGACTTAATGAAACTATTAGTATTAAGGTATCAAGATATGATTACCAATGGTATTTCTAACCATAGAAAGCAAATGGAAGCGGCAGGATATAAGAGGGGAGTTAATAAACAGGAGCAAGCACCACAACCTAAAGCTAAACCGCCAATTGTAAATGCTACACCAAGGCAAGGTACTCAAGTTGACTCTAAGCCAAAGCCCATCCAAACCAACGCACTATTCAATACCCTTGGTTTGTAGTTTCTAAAACATAGTTTTAGGAAATCGCTAAACATATAACTTAAACCCCTTTATTGGGGAATTTAGGTAAAAATGTTACGGAATGCCGATTTAAGGCATTCTACATGATATTATGATTGTAACACGAATTAATGTGTAACTAACAAATCAATATAATATTATGGCTATAAGCGATCCAAACATGCCCACTCCAGGTCAATCTGTTGAGCCGGGAAACACCGCAATCACTAGCTCTAACCTTACGCGTGATGCTGGGTTTGGGCGTATCATTAAAGTAGATGATTCCACTGGTTGCACACTTACTAACGCATCCATCAAGGGTTTAACTCCTGCGGAATTTGAAGCTCTTTCTAATAAAGAGATTGATTTAGCTCGCGTGATAGCTAGCTCTGCAGAAGCAAAAATGCTTGGTGTGCAAGAGCGTGGCTTAGTTGCTCTTCTTAATAGTTCAGTAACTAATATCAAGCCGTTGATTAATCGTGTAAATATTTCCGAGCAATCAATCATTCTTCCATACATCCAACGCCGTCAGCGTTCGGTTATCAATAGTGGGTACTTTGCAGTAGAGGGCGGAAAAGCTGCCGATCAAAACTCCCCTGTTGTTTCTGGATACACAATCGGTGGTGGTGACCAAGAGTTTACCGTAAACCTCGGTGCTTCTGACTGGGCTTCCCCAATCGAACACATCGAACGTTACTTCTTGGCTGGCGGTTTCTTAATTGCAAACTCATGGGATTCAAACGAAGACCCAATTGAGTCTCAGTTTAAAATCATTGGTTCTGCTGATGCTACTGC